GCGTTCCATATCGCGGTGCAGCTCTATGAGGGCGTCGTCGCTCAGGGCTTCAAGCTCACCAACGCCGAAGCACGCCTGGTCGATCAGCATCTGCATGCTCGGCCCCCAGTGCCGCCGGAAGTGCCGGATCATCCTGCAGTGGGAGTCCCTGGTGATGCTATCCATGCCGCGCGGTGCGGCTGTTGGAACTAGTTTCAGTCGGGGCGGGGCCGGGCGCGGCGCGCCCCCCTTTTCTATCGCCCTATCCAGG